AGGTTGCTACCTTGCGGTCATCGCTAACGTACAGGGAAATGCCATCGGCAAGATTTGGACGCCCTTGAGCTTTCAGTAGTTTCTATATAGGATATTCTAGGATAATGTCAAGTGTTTAATGGGGCTTCCACTCTCGCTTCCACCCCTATCCCTGGGGATAACTTAACTCTGTCTAAAGGTTAATGATTTCCATCTCTCAATGTTCTCACTCTTCAAAACCATTCTTGTTGGTTCTGGATGACCTATGATATTATTTTCTTGTATTTCAATTCTTCTAATTTCTTCTAAATGTCCGTCGTGTGTTTCTATATAAATATGACAATTAGATATTGCTGTACCTTTTTCATTTTCTGTAAATTTGCCAAGGTACTGTTGCAAATCTCTTACACGCATACTCATTTAACGTTCTCCCTTTGTTTTATTTAAGTGTTCATTATATGGATCAGGTTTAGATACCTGCATACTCTGTATTGTTTTCGCATATTCTTTAACTAAAGAATACCATTTATCCGTCCAAATTTGTTTCATCCCCGGACTCGGCGCATTCTTCACTGCTCTCGCTAGACTGTCTAGCTTTGTCATTTTTTCTTTTATGTTCATAATATTCACTCACCTTTCCTAACCATTTATGTTGATATTCTTTAAACTCATTACCTTCAACTACAAACTCTTGATAATAATTATCTTTGCTACACATCATAATCACACCCTTGGTTATTTCTGTTTTGTGCATATAGTTATGTGCCATAGCATAAGCTGCTAATTGAAGTTTATAATCTGTTATCCATTCTGCTTTTTTAGGTTTGTTTGTTTGTTTAAAATCTATAATAGCGTCTTGGCCTTTGTGAATCCCAACCATGTCTGTTTGACCTGCATATAGCCCTGGATAGAAAAGAGTACATTCGATACCATAATACTCAGAAACATTACATAAACCCTGCTCTATGACTCTAACGGCCATATTATGTGCGTTCAGTCCTACTTGTGTTAGATCTAAATAACCTTGTTCACCAACATACCTTTCTAATATTTTGTGCATTGCAGTTCCACGGGCTGCTGCTTCATCAACGATCCGCGTCGCGCTGGCCTCGCCAATACGATCACGCCATGCTTGCAGACTCTTAGCCTTCTCCGGATCTTGTGTAGCTGATAATATAGTCGTAACACTCGGTAGTTTTTCTTTACCGGTATCATAATGACGTTTACCATCAATTGCTTCGCGTACCGTCTTCGGGTATATAAAACAGTTATTGTGTTTCATTTTTTAACTCCTTTTCAAATATATCAAAAAAATTTAATTGTTTAACCGCTTGTTCTTTATGTTTATTATATAATTCTTTAGCGCCCTCATACTCACCCATCTTACCATGAAACCAAAGTGTTTGGTTTACTATTTCATAGACAGCGTCTGGATCTGATGATTGTCCGGCAGACCCTCTCGAGTTTCCTTTCAATGTTTCCCATTTTAAATTTGTTATTTTATAATCACAACGGTTACCATTTATATGATCTACTATTGTTTTGTTTGGATCATCATTAGGTACAAAAGCAAACGCTACCAACCGATGCATAAGAAATTCATGTTCTTTATAAACTTCTCTAATATTTTTTTTAGCAGCATTTCTAAAGTCTTGCATTTCTCTTTTTTCACTAGCGTCATGAAGTTTACAATAAACATAACCTGACGTAGCTTTACTTTTAGCAATGCTTCCAGTGATTATTCTATTTTTTGAACCTTTAGTATTATAAATAAATGGCCAAGACAGATCTAAATATTTGGCATTGACAAGTTCTTTATTTTTACATTTACTAAAAAAATGTGGTCCACCGGTTCTAAACATAAAATATTGATTAGGTGCAATGTGATGGGTATTTATAACTGTAGAGATATCTATTGCTTCTTTGGGATTTAAATCTTTTAGAATCTTTTCTTCTTCATCATCAGTCATTATAACTTTTTAGATATTTCTTCTAACTCCATTACTTGGACATACTCATTGAGTCTATCTATTTCTTTCTCCGCTGTAAGTAACTGAGCTTTAGTCATAGTTAGATTGTCAATGAGTTCTTGTTTATCTAAAGATTCATAATGATCAACTCTTTTTTTAAGATCATCTATTCTTCTTTCTAGATCTGCGGGTCCTCTGTCGTCCATTATATTTTGTAAAAGCTATAGTGAATAGTTAACTCTTCACCTGCTTTAATATCCTTACGCGTTACGAGATTCCATTCAGTCTTTGCACCATCGGGTCTAGATTTTATTTTCTCACAATTAGGACCAGAAAGTTCTTTCTTCTCTTCCATATTGTTATAGACAAGTGGCTCATGATTAATAAATCCACCAAGTGGTGTTCTTATTAATTCAACCGGACTCATCTTATCTTTTTCTATTTGATAATGACAAATACCTAGATCAGTTCCTTTAGGTATATCTGTTGATGCAAATAAACCTTGACCATCTATTAAACTTTCTTCAATAAATAGATCATGGGATAGAGGTCTATAATTTTTCTTTTCGTGTTCTCTTCCTCTATTCTCACTTATAACTTCAAAATGTTCGTCTTTTAGTTCAGTCATTTAACTCTCCTTGGTTATCACACTTATTACAATCAGCTATCAACTCTTCTCTACCTTCTTCAACAAGAGCTCTAACATAGCCATTACCCTTACATTGTGGGCAAATAGTTTTACGCTTTTCCGTTTTTGTATCCATGTTTCTTACCTTCTTTTTTCGCTAGACTTTCAATTGTTTTACTTACAGTTAAATCTGCATCTGTAATTTTTCCGTCTCCAAGATATTTTAGTATTTTATAAGTCGATACGGATACACTAACCGACTTAAATTTTGCAGGATCTGCCATTATTTTCTCACTTTCATTTGTATTTATTTGTATTAATATATGGGAAACTACATTAATAAATCAAGTGTTGCAAGAAAATATTTTTTGGTGTATTCTGAAGATCTCTTCTCACACCTTTTGTTTGCCGTGAGCTTTCTAAGCTCCGGCAGACAATTAAGTAACTATTTTACCCTCATCTTTTGCAGGAATACATGTAAATTTAGGATATAATTGATTATTATTTATTTCTTCTTTAGTAAAATTTCCTTCTGCATATATAATTTCATAAGACTCAGATAAACCTGCACGTATGCAATCGTGATGATCTGGAAATACTTTTGGATAATCTTTGTTAGTGTAACATTCTCCACTCATTGCAGAGCAGATATAAACCGTTAATAAAAATTTCATATTTAACCTTGACCTTTATAGCGCGTTTGTTTCTTTTGACGCTTCTCTCCCTTATTGAGATTTTTTTTATGTTGTCGAGGCCCTCTTTTTTTAGGCTTATCTCTTGGTATAAAATGTGTAAATTTAATCTTTGCCATGAGCTGTGAGATCTGTGTGTCTATCAACTTTAATATATTTGATTACACCATTTACTTTTTGTTCAAGATCTTCTCCACAACTTATACAACGATAAAAAGTACCATCAATACCAACTAACAATGTAGTTAACTTACACGCATCACATTCACCGGTAACAACTTCAGTCTTGAATGGAAATGGGTTTTTTGATTTTTTTACGGTCATATTTTTTTTTATCAGGTACAATCTTTTGTGTAAAGGTTTTTAAAGTCCTGGCAATTGGGTTTCTTTTACTCAAGAATAAGTTTTTTGATACTTTTGCTACCATCTATGTTCGACTCGAGTTCGGCCATCGACTTGATACATTGATAAATAATGTTATTATTTTTATTCGTTCTCATCGCGATGCGCTTGCCCTTTAAACATTGAGACATTGATTCTTGTATTCTGTGTTCCTTGATCTCTCCGTTGATAATCATAAGTAAGGCCACGATTAACTCTGTCATAATGTTTTACCTTTGTTGGGACCTTGCTTTAGTACATATTTTTGTGTACCATGCTTACCTGTTTCTACTTCTTTTCTTAAATCTTTTGCTAAACGTTTATTTGTTAGCGTTCTTTTCATCTCGTAGATGTAATCAAATATTTTCCTAGTAACTCTTTCCATTTTCTCTTACTTTATCTTTTAATCCCTCTATATCTTCTAATGCTTTATCTAATTGTTCTCTTAAAAATTCTATATTAACCTTGTTAGTCATGTTCATCTCTTGAGTCTCTTCCATTTTCTCTACGGTTTTATAAAGATCCTCGATCAAAAAATGTTGTTCCTGGTCCGTGGGCACCTGCTCACTTTTTTTAAGCAAATCATTTGTAAATAATTCTCTTGATGTTTCTAACGATACCAACCTCGCCGTCAGCTCTGTGTAGCCGAGCACGCCCATTCCAACAAGAATTATAAGGCTAGCAACCGTTTTCATCGGCATCTGTACAGCAGCGGATTCAGATATGTTAAGTGGTTTATTGGACATGTGGTCCTCCACAAAATGCTAATAGAGTTAACATTATTATAAGCACCGCTGTAAATCTGTAATCCATCCTAGCGTACTCCATAAAATTTAAACTTAAATTATTTTAGAATTAATGCAGCAATTAAAACTGCGAATACCACACATTCAATTTTGTTGTGTGACCAGTAATTCATTGCTTTGCTTTTTATTTTATCAATCATCTTTTTTTTCCTCTATCTCGTAAAAGAAATCATCTGTATCTGAAGTTCTCCATTTACCAGAATCTTCTACGTTCCATTCGTTAGTTTGTACTTTCCAATCCGGAATATTATCTTTCACGGTAAAAGAAGGTAAGTCCCAAATACATCTATTGTTTGGTTGGGCTGCATAATTGCCATCATCTAAAGCAATTATGTGTGCACACTTATGTTCGTGTGGTATCTCCGAATGATCGGTATCGAGTATATTAGCATCTGGGTGACCCCAGTCAACAGTAAATAAATATGATCCGTAATGCTTTTTCTTATCTTTACCAAAGTAATAACCTGAAGCTGCGCTTAAGATAGCCCAATGAGTGACAGTAGGATAGTAAGAAAAACAATTCCAAAGCTCCAACTCATCAAGTCGTCTTGTGGGCACTCTGGCCGGGTCAAATCCCTTTTGAATAAACGCGCTAATTGGTAGGCGATAAAATATTGCACCGTTACCCATAAGAGCATGAAATAATATAGCACGGCCCCCCATGCTAGTAAGACCAAAGATAATACAGTCTTCAACTTCTCCATGATGTTTTTTACAATCATATAAATATTCCCTTCTTACTTGTGCATATATAGTTGGTGTGTTCGCATTTAAATAAGCCATTAACCTTTTATTTCACCCCAGTTTTTACCTTGTTCATAATCTACTTTATTAGGTACTTTTAATTCTACTGCAGACTCCATAATTTCAATTATTTGTTCTGCTTTTTTATCAGATTCTACAGAAATATCTACCTCATCGTGAATCTGTATGTGAGGTATTATACCATTTTCATATAGAGCTACCATGGATTTTTTTGTCATATCAGCTGCTGATCCCTGTATTAATTTATTTAAGGCTTTGTATGTAAACGCACGTTTTAATGGTTCATCATATTCTTTTCTAGCCATTTCTAATGGTAGAGGTTTAAATATACCAAACTGTGTAGGCTGCCACAAATCAAAGTGACATGCTCTGCCACCTAAAGTTCTAATCTTACCTCTGTCCTCTGCTTTACGAGTTACATTATCCATAAGTTTTTTTACAAACGGAGCCTTTGCATGATACTGTCTAATTAATTTTTCTGCAGATTCTTTCATTAAACCTAGTTCTGCCATTAATTTATTTTTACCCATACCATACATAAGTCCAAGGTTAATAGTTTTTGCTTGCTTACGTTCAATACCTGCCATGTCTGCAACAACCTGGTGAAAGTCTGCGTCGCCTTGATTATATGCATTTACAATTTCATCTACGCCTTCTAAGTTTTGTAGTTTTGCGTAATGTACTAAAATTCTGGGCTCTTGTTGTGAATAGTCAAATGATCCCCACGTTGTATTTTCTTCTGGAATAAATATAGATCTAATCATCGGTCCGAGTTCCGGATGCCTCGCTGGAATCTGCTGTAAGTTTGGATTGCTCATAGAGAATCTACCGGTCACCGTTCCGCCTTGATCTGATCTTATTTGATTTATGTCTGCATGGATTCTACCATTAGCAGAATGTTTTGTAATTGAATCTATAAAAGTTGTATGCGCTTTGTTAATCTCTCTTGCATCTGCAATTGATCTTGCTAACTCATGAGGATGATTTTGTAAAAAGTTTTTTGTAAAGCTAGGCTCGTTACTTTTTTCTGTCCTGTCATATGGAAGTTTTAATTTGTCAAAAGCTTTTGCTATACTTCGGGCTGCGTGTATTTCTACATCAACTCCTGTTAACTCTTTGATTTTACTAATAATTTTAGCTTCGCGTTCCATTAAATTTTTCTTTAATTTGTCTGCATGTTCAAGATCAACTCTTACACCTTTGAATCTCATATCAACTAGACAAGGAAATAATTTTGTCTCCAGGTTAAATACATCCATTAGTTCTTGGTTATGAAGTTCAACAATTAATCTTTGCCATAACTTTAATGTAGCTTCAGCATCACGTTCAGCATACTCACCTACATACATAGCAGGAAGTTTATACATTTCTGATTTAGGATTTACTGAATAACTTTTTGCTGCTTCATTTAATAATGTTTCATTCTTACCCATGCCTACATAAAATTTAGCCAACGTGTTTAATGCATAAGATAATCTATTCTCATCTATTAAAGACGCTGCAATCATAGTGTCAACAATCTTACCTCTAATTTTTATACCAGCCTGTCTTAACCAACAGACATCATACATAGCATTGTGAAATATAAAGGTAGTTTTCTCTTGATTTACTAGATCTTGGACCCACTCTAAAACGAGCTTTTTATCCATATTTCCACCACCCTCATGACCTATCGGATAATAGCCTGACCAGCCCTCTACGGCCACCGCAACGCCAGCAATGTGCCCTCTTCCTATGACATTACCTGACCCTAACGTAGTTAATTCAGGATCATAAGTCTCTAAATCAATAGCTACTTCTTTGGCTCCTGATAAATCTTTTAGTTCATGTGGTGCAACCCATTCTGTTTCGGGTGCAAATAGTGGGATCTGTGTTCTTCTCATTCGTAGTCTCTCTCCTTTACCATCTCAAGATAGTGTATTGCTTTATCTATATCTTGTATGCCACCCTTCTCTGAGTGCCTACATATGTACTTTATAGCGTTGCCCTCTGCAAAAAGCAACTTGTTTTCGTTAATAAATTCAGCAGGTTGAATCTTCATATTGCGGTAGTGTTTCCCGCCTACCTGCTTATCTAGTGAATCATATACTGCTTTTTTAAATATTTCTTTATTGGTCATATGATGTAAGCTCGATCAAAGTTTTTTGGATCTAACACATGCAATTCACGCTTCGCTCTCGTCGCTCCGGTATAAAATAATCTATGTAATTCATCCGGGTCATGACTAAAAGTTTCAATCGCTGCACCTGTTAAGTCTTGCATAAGCAAAACGTTGTCGGCTTCTCCTCCTTTCGCTGCGTGTATAGTTGACATTTTTATACGAGGATTTTTATTTAGTGTTTCTCCATTCGCCCTCATGTTACGAATGTAAGTTTCTGTCATTGGATCTAAACCATTAAATGATTCAAACCAAACGTTAGAAGTGAGTAACCCGTGTTGATCTTGACATTCTTTTAGTGTATACTTCGCATCCGAATGAAGAGTTTTACCCTTCTGGAATCCAACTAAAACATTGTCACCTAAGTATTCATAAATGTTTTTAATTTCTAGATGATTTAATAATTCACCTTTACGCCAATGCTCCCAATTATTTAATGCTAACAATAATTTTAATGGTACAGAATTTATTCCTTTACATTGGTAGTACCATCCTTGAATTTCACACAAATCTTTGGCATCTTCTAAAAAATAATTTGCAGAAGATAGTACTAACCAGTTACCTGAACTCATATCTACTTGTGTTATATCAGAATATCTTCTTAATAATCCTTGTTCTTCTCTAGGTTTATATTCTTTTGGAAATCTATTTTGTACTTTGTTAATTATTTTTTGTGATAGTTCATGTATAGGACCACCTGGTATTCTATATGATTGGTCTAATGTTTTAATGTCATCAACTTCTTCTTTAAGTGCTATGAAGTGATCCACATCTGCACCGGCCCATTTAAATATAGCCTGATCATCATCACCTGCAATGTAAGTTTTCTCTGCACGTCCCCAAATTTTTCTTACCATTTCCCACTGTAACAAAGATAAATCTTGTGCTTCATCTATAAATAATACTTCAAATTTATTTAAAGTATCTTTTAATAAAAAGTCTTCTATCAAATCGTTAAAGTCTTTTAGATTCTTTTCTTTCTTAAATCTTTTTAATTCTTCTGCTAATAAAAATAATGTGTTTCTTTCTATGTCTAGTATATTTTTTCTAGAGTCATAGTATTCTAATAAATCCATTCGCTTGACAGCTGCTGTATTTATTATTGTAAGGTATTCATTATCAGAATTAAATGTACCATCATCATTAGAAAATTTTGCTGTCTTAATAGGTATGCCACATTTCTGTCCAAATTCTTTATAGTCTTCTGTCTTCATCATTTTTTCTTTAGTCATACCCAATTGATTAAAAGCGTATGAGTGTAACGTTCTGAAAAAAGGTAGATCATTATCTTTATCTAAACCAAATTTATCTGCAGCTCTGTCTGCTGCTTCCGTTGCTGCTTTTTTTGTAAAAGAAAAATAACCTATTTGTCTAGGTCTTATCCCATCTTTGAGAAATTCGTCCACTAAGTTTAACAATGTTGTTGTCTTTCCCGTTCCTGGTGGACCTAGTATTATTGTCTTCATATTTCTTCAGTTTCCTCTCCGCTATTTGTAGCTGTATTTGTGTTAGTTCTAGTTCTTCTGTTAGTTCTTGTATTATTAATCTAAATCTTAAGTGCCAATTTTTACCTACATCTCTGTCATAAGTTTTTGGTTTAGACATTAAAAATCCTCCTGTTGATAAGCAATTTTAGATACTGTTGCTTCTAATTTTTTCATAGTTTTAATTTTAATTACTCTTGGTTGTTGTGATTTAACTCTTAACCTTGTTTCTTCTACAAAAATATCATCTAATCTTTTAATTAAATTACCTGTTTTAATTTTATCCATGTCCCAGTTATTCTTTTTTAAGAATGAATAAAAGTCTTCCATTCTAAAATATGTAAACCCATCTTCTGTAAAAGGTAACTTATTAAATATATCATCTATTGTTCTTGCTGATTGTCTATTAGTTGTCCAATCTTGCAAGAGTCCTGTAATTTCATTAGTAGGATTCAATGACTCTAGTGGTTCTACTTCTTGTAAATTTTGCATTAAAGGTTTTAAAAAATGTTGCTTCCAATCTTTTGGTTTAGGTACAGGTACAACTAAATTAGCTTGATCTAAACATGCTAACGCAAACAAAGGTGAGCTATACAACTGTTCTGTTTTTAATTCTATTCTAGTTTTATCTACATTTAAAAACCATTGTGGTGGTGTTGATGTATATTTTGTAAGACTACCTAACACAGGCATTTCTTCTTCACCAAATCCTACACCAAATCTTTTTGTTCTACATAAACCAGACTGACATACTGCATTGATAGGTGCATCTTTACATCTATATTTATCATAACCTTTTCTGTTTACTGATTTAATTAATTGTTGAACCTCACTATTACTTAAAGCAGGTTCCATATATTGTGAATTAGCTTTTACAATTTCATCTTCCCATGTGTCTGGATGTGATTGTTTATAATAAACTGCAATATTAAATAGTGCATTATTTCTGGAACCCTCACCAAAACCAATAGATGCTAACTTGTTTAAGCAAGGGGGTCCTCCAGGAAATGCTTCTTCTATTTTTTTCTCTTCTGTTTTAATCGCTTCGACTTCTTCTTTACTGCAACTGTAAACATCATAGAGCTTATAAAATTCCTCAAGTGTACAACCGGCGCCATTATCGTTGATAGCATAACGTAGTCCTTTCATTTGATTGTGGTAAGGTAAGTTTAAAAAGTTTCCAGTGTCACCACGTTCCACTAAAATTTCTGTTTGTTTAGGAAATATTTCTGAACCTTCATATCCTAAAACTTTTGCAAATGATTTTAATTTTGATTGCATCAATGATGCAGGTATATTTTCTTTGGTAAATAAAAAGACGTGAGCTCCGCCAGATTTACTACGACAAACTATGAGGGGAAATTTATAATTCCTAATAGTTTTAACGAGGCTAGCGTGATCAAAGTTATATTCGTCAATATCAATGCACCCCCACCTACAATCATTAGTATCCGTGATAGGGATAATTCCAAGGGCTGGACCTCTTCCTTCCAAATGATTGGACCAAAGCTCGTCGTTGACGTCTTTACGAACAATGAAGGCTTTACCTTGTTGTTTACTACCATTTTCTCCTCTGTCACCGGGTTGATATTGGCCATATGCTATAGTTAATCCGCTGAAAATTTGTTTGAATTTATCCATATATTACATTCTAATTTCTTTGTAAAGGGGATCTTGCGATCCCCTTCAAACTAAATTTAGTACGGAGTACTATCCTTAGCTTTCTCTTCTACATCAGCTTTTGTTTGCACGTTACCCTTTGAGGCAGTACCACTAAAATCTTTAGCCGTAAGGTATAAAGATTTGTCGTCCTGTCCCATAATTCTGTTCTGCGTAACAGACCAACCATACCAAGAACCTTTGTCGTTCTTTTGTAGTACAGATTGTAAGTTATACACAACCCCATGCATTGGAGGGATAGCCATTCCACCTTTTCCATCAGATATTTGTATGGTTTTCATCATAGAATTCCATTTTTTACTAACGTTAAGCTGTGTTGATTTCATAGTAATCAACGCTGGTGTCATCCCACCTGCTTTTGTTTCAACCAAAACATAGTAAGAAGCTGTCTCTTCTAAATAGTTACCATTAGGTAATCTAATTTTAGATCCATCTCTCTTACCAGTTTGAATTACCGGACTGTTCGGTAGGTGAACTGCGACTGGAGCACCTGGTCCGTCCCCTCTATCCGACCATTCTGGATAATCCTTTTTGTAATAACAAGGAATAACCTTGATACCTTTCTTACCATCGAAACATTCGCTGGTAACAGTATTATAGATCATGCCTGGTTTAGCACCTTCTATATACTTTGCATCACCATCAGTTACCTGCGGTGATAGTTGTCCTAAGATTCTGACAAACGGTAACGCCATATCTTCTTGCGTCATGTTTTCAAAACCTTTTTGTAGGTCATCACCAAATAAGGCCACTGACCCTGAGCTTTTGTTCATTACTTCATTACTCATTACACATTCTCCATTAGTTATTTCCGGCTTATTTTAGTTTTATCTTTAATCCAAAGACTAAAGCTATCAGAAGGCATGTCCAGGCCGGCCTGTACACGCTCCTGATATAGAGCTGTTAATGTATTCCAAGCCACATCAGATTTCTGTTGTGGTTCAAAACCATGTTCAGCTGCAAGATTGAGCAATTGCTCCGCCTTGTCATCTTCTCCTTTACCAAAAGATACAGTGACATTGTTTTTAATAATATCACCTAACCCCTGGTCACGAAGCCATTGTAGAGCTTGTTCTCTTCTCAATTCATCTTTAGGAATTGTAGCTCTGAATTCTTTCTTCACAGATACTTTAGATCCATCAGCTAATTTTATTTCTGATAAACCTTGTTCAGCTAATAGTTCTGGTATTACTCTAGAACCTATATCATCTGCTTCTTCTTTTTTCTTTTTTAGCTGCTCTTCTAGTGCTGCAATCTCATCTTCTTTTTGTTTAAGCTTAACACATTCTGCAGCTATTGTGTTAACTTCTACATTGTCTAAAAGATCTTTAGAATCTTCTAGCATCATATTAGTTACTTCATTACTCATATTTCTACCTTCTAGTTATAAAAGTCAACTTCCAATGGGTAGTATCTACTTTCTCTTTTTTCCCATTTAAGAACATTAAACTTTCCGTTTGTTACATCACTTATAACAATATTGCAAATCCCAATTATAATAGGATCTCCTATTGCTAATAAATAATCTTGTTGTCTAAATTCTTTTAAATTTTTTTTCATCTTTCTTACGAAAGGTTGTGTTGAATATATTGCTTGCGACTCTGGTCCTGTATTAGGCAAACAAAAAACTAAGTAACCATAATCAGACGCACTTAATATATTAATGTGTCTTGGTGGTTCTTGTGCAACATAAACAAATTTCTCGTCAGGATTGTTTTTATAAAATTCTAAAAACTCTGCTAAAGAGTTAGGTTTATATAATTCAAATATTTTATTTTTCATTCTAATTTCTCTTGACAAACTTTTACACTGGGATTATATACTTGTCAACTAGAAAGTAGAAATAAATTATGAATTATAAATTTAAGACTAAGCCTTACGCACATCAATTAACTGCGTTAGAAAAATCGTGGGATAAAACTGAGTATGGTTATTTTATGGAGATGGGTACAGGTAAATCAAAAGTGTTAGTTGATAATATGGCTATGCTATATGATAAAGGTAAAATAAATGGGGCCGTTATTGTAGCACCAAAAGGTGTTTATAGAAACTGGTATTCTCAAGAAATTCCAAATCATTTATCTAGTCACATACAACCCAAAATGGTATTATGGACTGCTTTAACATCAAAGAAAAAGGATAAAGAGTATCAAACATTATTTGAAACAGGACATGACCTTCACATCCTAATTATAAATGTTGAAGCGTTAAGTACTAAAAAAGGATTAGACTTTGCAGCTAAGTTTATGCGTTGTCATAAAACAATGCTTGCAATTGATGAGTCTACTACAATCAAAAATCCAAATGCTAAACGAACTAAATCTATTTTGGCTTTAGGTAAAGAAGCTACATACAGAAGAATTCTTACAGGATCTCCTGTAACTAAATCACCATTAGATTTATATACACAATGTGGTTTTTTAAATTCTTATCTTTTAGGTTATGATTCTTTTTATGCATTCAGAAATAGATATGCCAATATGATTGACAGAAACTTTGGTGGTAGAAGAGTACAATTAATAGGTAGTTATAAAAGACTCGATGAACTAGCTGACAAACTAAAATCTTTTTCTTATCGTGTGCTTAAAGATGATTGCCTAGATTTACCGGATAAAGTTTACATTAGACGTGAAGTAGATCTTACAGATGAACAAAGCAAAGCTTATTCTACTATGAAATCCGCGGCCCTCGCCTCTCTAAAAGGTAAGATGGCTACAGCTCCCCACGTACTTACACAAATGATGCGACTACATCAGATAACTTGTGGTCATTTACGAAATGATGATGGCACTATTACAGAAATAAAAAATAATAGACTCAAAGAATTAGTTGAATTACTAGATGAAGTAGAAGGTAAAGTAATTATTTGGGCTAACTATGTATATGATATAGAGAATATAGTTAAAGTTATTACCGATGAATTTGGTGCAGACTCTATAGTACAATATTATGGCGCAATTTCGTCAGAACAACGTCAAGAAAATATAGAAAAATTTCAAGATCCTAACTCCAAAGCTAGATTCTTTATAGGTAATCCACAAACTGGTGGGTATGGTATTACTCTTACTTGTGCTAATACTGTTGTTTATTATTCTAATGGGTATGACTTAGAAAAAAGATTACAATCAGAAGATAGAGCACATAGAATAGGTCAGAATAAATCAGTAACATACGTAGATTTTATAGCACCAAAAACTGTAGATGAAAAGATAGTAAAAGCTTTAAGATCTAAAATGAATATAGCTAATACAATAATGGATGAGGATTGGAGAGAATGGATTTAATAATTTTAAATGATGGTTTATATCATCTTATACCTGTTACAAAAAAACTATTAGAAGGTATTGTAATAACAGGTGAAGTAGATTGTTTTGATTTATGTGACATCCTTAGATTAAAATTAACAGGATATGTAGATAAATTAAACTTACATATAATGAATGATGGTAGTGGTAACTTTATTGGCTGTATGTGTAGGTAGGATTTTCTAAGACAAAAGTATTTTTACCGAAAATTACAAATCCACAAGCCCAGTTTCTCTGTTTAAAAATTTATATTCTATTTTAGTAGTAGCAAAGTCTTCTTTTATTTTATTACAGATTTTTTCTACATCAAACTCACCACAACTATAAACATCAAACTGCATTAGTGCAGGATTAGGTTCGTCCCATATATGCATAGTGATGTGTGAAGTCTCAATGATTGCAACACCTGTGATACCTCTGTTGCCTGGCATTCTACAATACTTAACATAAGGACCCATAAATATTTTCATATCTATAGATTCCACAAACTCTTTCATCCATTCAGTAAGTTGCTCTTCGTCCATTGGTGGACGTGCAGCTTCTGCTCTAATAATTAAATGTTTGTGTACTAATAAACTATTCTCCATTGGAGCTGTTTATACTAATTCTTTTGCTTTGCCAAGAATAGGTTTGTATTTTGTTTTACCCTCTGATCTATAAGCATGTAAAAAGGATGCTCTGGGTTGGTCAGGTATCCAGCTACAATGGATCCAGCCCGAGTTGGGTTCGCCAGGAGTGTAGTACTCGAGGATCAATTGATCTGGTGTGAGGTTTGCTTTAATCCAATCAAATAATTCAGCATTGTCTACTCCAACACATTCGAAATCTGCCGCCTCAGCTTTTGCATGTTGCGATCTGGCCGAGCTGCCGATGGCTTCACACAATTCTACGGACCTGTAGCCCGAGGTTATTTTAACCCTACCGAAGTGATCACGTACTGGCTGTAAAATATTTTCACACAGTGCTTTTAATTTTTCTATTTGTTCTGCATTAGGGTTATTATTAATACCCTTTCTGACAGCAGTGTCTGATTTGATTAATTCTGATAAACTAAAATTACGACTAAGTTGCATGTACTTCTCCTATTTGTTAAATAATAAATCGAGCACGAATAACGTAGTTGTTCCCGCAACTACTAAGAGAACCCAATAGAACTTATCTATCTTACCGCCCAATTTCTCAACGTCTTCGTGAATATGTTTAAGATCTTGTTTGTTTTTAACAATTTCTTTTTTAATTCCAGTCATGTGTCCGTAAAGTGATATGATGTGTTCTCTTGTTGTTTTTGGTTCTATTGTCATGATATTAAATTAAGCTATCGACCTTAGCTATTGTGTCTATTCGATTTGCGAGAGGTGCGTTCTCATTATAAACTAACCCTGTGTTATTTGGAATAGTAACATTACCTTGACCTAAAAAGCCAGTGTTAATATTTGGTAATGTTGCCCCAGCAACAATATCAGTTATACCTTCTACTAAGTTAGTATCTAAAGGATTTTGTATATCAGGGAATAAATCTCCTCCCAATGTAATATTTTCTAATTGATCTTTAATTTGATCTATAATATCTGCCGCTGCATCATAGGGATCTGTTACATTTAATTCTTCGGCTCTTATAGAAAATAATTCTTTTAAATCATCTGATAAAGTAAGTGGTCTAAACTCACCTTCATTGATTGCATTAAATGCTTTTTTCTCTCCTCTATTTTCCATACGATCATAAAGAAAATCTTCTGATGTACCTAAGACTTGAGCTGCTTTTATGTCTTCATAAAGGTTTCTGTTAACATTATATAAAGCTCTGTTAGCATTAATATATGCATCTACAATTTCTTTAGGAGAAACAATACCACCTTTTAAAGTAGCTGCTGTAAATAAATTTCTAGAATCCCTTACACCTGTTTTGTATTCTGTAATTTTATAGTTAAAAGATTTTTGAGGATCTACATCTACTCTTCTAAGACCTGCAATACCTAATGCTTCATTACCTAATTCATATTGATTACCTCTTTCATCAAAACTACCTTTAGCATCTACAGGTAACATCGAAATACCTAATCGTTCTAATTGTTTCCAGTTAAGAGGAGCTTGTGCTTCAACTAAGTGAGCAACAGCTTTGTATAATTTATCTCCAATACTATCTTGTGGATTCCAAATTCTTCTACCTTCTGAGTCTGTTCCATCTCTACCAAGAACAGGAGCTACATCTTGTAATGCTTCTGTCCAAATAGATTCACTAACAAATGGACTTAATAATTCTTTAGTTGATTCTATTAAACCTAATACTACATCGTCTATAAGGCCATCTTCATCAGCTCTACCATCTTCTACTTTATTAAGTACAGTTTGAATAGGTCTTGTTAAAGTATCGTATGCATTTAAGTGTGAAAAATCTATGTACTGCATTTTACCTTCTTCATTTTTAAATGGAATTAATACAGAATTTTTAGACCAATCAGCAACATATCTTCTCATCGCGTTTCTCTCTTCATCTGAGATATCGTAAAGAGTTTTCATTGCTTCGATTGTACCTAGTGGTATTGCAGCTGTAGTAATAGCCATACCCATTAATCTTTGTCTACCTCTTGAAGCAAAAGGTTTTAATATTTTATCTCCTACTTTAACTGTGTAATTAATTTCTTTGATTGCAGTATCGATTATGTTCATACCTGTTCTCATAATTTCTGCAGGGAAAGCTACAAAGTTTCCAAGTGGGAACTTTCTTAAACCTTTTACAAAGTCTGATACATAAGAATAGTTAGGTACATTGTTTCTAACTAGATCAGCTGCTAATTCATTCATTGTTCTATCATTAAATAATCTTTTAACACCATTCATGTCAGTAAACTCTTGACCTAATCTTAAACCTGCGTCTCTATAAGCGTTTTTAATTTTAGCTTTTTCACCCAAGAATGTAAATATTTTCCAGAAGTCATCCTCAGCTGTGTAAAAATCTTCTGCACCTTTTTTAATTTTATTAAATCTTTTCATTAATTTATTTAATGCCCAATCACTATTTTTATTATTTAAGATAGCGCCAAAGTTTGCATCTTGTAAAAGATCTTGTACTTGTTTTAATCTAACGTTAGAGTTAACAACTCCTAGTCTTAATAGTTCTTGATAGAATTCATTTGATTTTTTCATACCTGGACCGGCTGCTTGTAATGCATTCCACGCTGCTTTAACATCTTTTATATTACCAAACGGAAGTATACCATTAGCGCCAGCAAAAGCTGTTGCACTAATAAAGTTTCTTACGTGAGTAAATGGTGCAAGAATTGTTTTAGCCATCTGTGATGTACCTTTAGGATATAAAACTAAATTGTTATATATCTGTGCGCCTAGACCTTTCATACTTTCTTCAGTCTTTAAAAACGCTTCGGCTACATCATTTAGTGCAACCTTACCTGCTATTGGATTTATAATTTTTTGTACAGCTAATCCTTGTGTTTCTGCTAATCTTTTAGCTTCATTTATTTTAGCTTGTTCAATATCGTCCACACCTTTTAAAGATAGTTTAGGATCTACAAATCTATCTATTTTTCTAGCGGCATCACCTTGTAGAGGTACAATAGTTGTGTAATCTGTTGCACCACCACCAGAATATTTTTGAGCTTCACCAAGATTGTCATATAAGAAAGGTAATTGTGGTTCTTTCAATCCTGATTTAGCACCACCTGCTGCTAACCATTTATCGTATTCTACTTTTCTTGCATTACTTTTGATAACCATGTTATCAAAAGCTTCGCTGTTTCTAACTTGTGCAGATAAATTACTAATACCATCTACTAAAGTATCCATAGGATTTTTAGTTTTACCTAATAATCTTTCTATAATTTTTCTATCCATACCCGTAACTTCATCTAAATTAGTAGTTACTGTTTCAACAAAAGACTTGTCAGCTGTTGCTAAATCATCTGCAACAGACGCTTTAAAAAATTTAGGTAAACTTCCAAACTTAACTGTACCTGGTCTAACAGCGGACGCTGTAATAAAACCTCTGTCTTGTGTAGAACTTTCCCACGTTTCTCTAACTAATCTTTCAAATACATCATCACCTATTTGACCAGCTTCATTACCTACATTATATCCTTTTTGTTTAGCAACTCTTTTATAATAATTCATTGTCTTTTTTAAAAGTTGTTTAGTAGGTGGGTAATTAACAGCTGTAGTAAATTGATTTTTATTATTTTTAAATACTTGATAACCTCTGTCAACAACGTTAGTTAAAGATTCTTCTACAGCTTCTCTAAATTTTACAAAAGAATCAGGATCTAATCTTCTACCTATTGCTGTAAGTTGTTCTGCAAATTTTTCTCTACCTGAAGTTAAAGTATTAAATAAGTTTCTAACTTGTGGTGCTGTTGCTTTGTATTCTTTAATAAATTTTTTACCTAATGCTTTTACTTTGTCAGGATTCATAGGTTCAATACTTACTTTCACCTCTTTAATAGGTTTACCTTGCAAATCAAATTGTCTAATATCTTCCATTATTTCTTTACCAGTTTTAGGATCTTTTATAGTTTCTCCTAATTCTTTATTCCATTTAGGAACTTCATCTGGTAATGGGAGAAGAGGATCTCTGTTTTCTAATAATCCTTTTCCGCTTTTAAAAGGAGCTCCTTCTTTAGGATCTATTTTTATTTTTGTAACCTCATCAAACATAGGCATCATTCGACCACCCTTACCACTACCTGATGTCAATAAATCATTTAATTCTAACATCATTTGATTTTGTATTTTAGGTTCTGCAATTTTATTGCCAGCTATCTTGCCATATTTTCTAGCAACATCTTTAGTAACACCTTCTATAGTATCTTTCATAGTTACAGCTTCTAATAAGTCTGCATCTATATCACCACGTCTTGCGTTGTTGATTAAAAATTGATCTATGTCTTGACCACTTCTAGATCTTATTCCTTTAGAAATAGTCTCTAAAAATTTATTCATCTTACCAGTAATGGCTCTACCAGTTCCTGTTTGATTTTTTAATTGTGAAGCACCCATACCTATACCACCAATTAATCCTGCAAATCCTACACCCTCAGTACCAAATTTTATTCTGTTTAATATTTCTGCATAAGGAGAACTTGAATCTCTATCTAGTTGAGTAGGACCACCCATAAAATCTCCAAACGTTCCTGCTCCTTCTACATCTCCTACAAAAAGTGCATCAGATACACCTGTTGCTAAAGAACCTTTACCAATTCTTCTAGCTTTTTCCATAGTGCTTAAGTATTTACCAGATTGTTTTGCTGCAGCTGTAGCTTTAGCTAGGCCAGATGCCATGTTAAATGCAGGCACCCCTGGTACACCAAGGTTAACAATTAGTTCTGTAATTTTACCAGCAGCTGTTGCGTTTGCTGCTTCATCAAAAGGATTTATCTTAGCAAAAAAATCTTCTACTGCTTCTGCTCTGTCTTTATCTACACCTAAATCTAATAGAGTTGCACCTAGTGTTGTTATACCTTCAGCAATTTTAAATAAACCAGAAGGGATCGCTGCCAACATAGATGTATACCAGGCAGAATCTTCACTACCAAAGTTAAAATCTTCACCAGCATTAGATATTGAACCACCTTTTTGTGATGCTTGCCATTCTTCTAAAGTAGCCATAAACTATGCCTCCTTTCTAAATTCCACTAAATGGTAATACTTTTGTTTCTGTCTCTGAAATTTTTTCAATGATTGTTTTAGCACCTTTGTGAGTTACAATGTTTATTCCAATCTCTAAATCTTTTGGTTTAATTTTAGTAGGATCTTTAGTTATAGCAAATATGTCTGAACGACCTGTTCTAAATTTTAATAATGCTTTAATAGCTTTGTTACTATTAGGTTCTATTTTATATGCTGTTGCAATTTTTCTTAAAATGTCAGTATTACTATCATCTGCTTGTGGTGTTAGTTTTCTTTCTTTTGCATCTAATTCATAATCTATTTTTTTAGTTAACAACTCACCTTGTTCTTTAGCTCTTTTACCAGCTACGTAATCATTAATCGCTAGACCTGCTGCAGTTTGTTTAATTTTTTCACTTCTACTTGGACCTGCTGCTGACTCTGCTCTAACATAGTTTTGGAATTTTTCACCTAAAGTGTTTCCACCAGAACCAGAGAATCTTAATAACATGTCACCAATGTCTTGACCTCTTGCTTTGTCTGAACCTAATAGTTCAGCAAATAATTTTTGGTTTGCTGCGATTGCATCTTTAGCATTTAATTCTGTTGTTTCTTCTCCCTCTCCCTCTCCTGTACCTGTACCTAAATCTTCTATTTCACTTACACTCATGCCACCCATATCAGCACCACCACCTTTTCCTGTAACTCCATCTGATTCAGCATCTAATCTTTCTTGTATTTTGTCAGTCTCAATTTTTTTCATGTCTCTATTATAGTCTTCTCTATCATAGTCAGAAAAAGGCATATTTAATTTTACTATTGGACTTGGTTCAATTTCTGACTGATCTTTATAAGCTCGTATTTCTTTGGTTCCGCCTTTACCATCTGGAACAGTTACAGTTTCCGTTTGATCAAAATCACTATCCATTCCTGAAAAATCTATATCTTCTATGACTTCAGATTTACCAGTCTCTTCTACACCTGGAACATTTACTGATCTAGGAGCTACTGCACCAGATGGATATAAGTCTGATCCTAATGTTAGTTGAGGTAAATTAACAGTTGATCCACCGCTTATGGCAGCACTAGGTACTCCAAAATCTTTAGTAAGACTTTTTATAAATCTTTCATTAGCTGTTTCATTATAACCACCAGGTAAATCAACTATACCACCTCTTATATTACCACCCATTCTATAACCTGGTACTAATGGTGCAGTTATTCCCATACCATAACTATCCACGGTCCCGCCGCCTCTAAACATTGGTCGTCTTAAAATTCTACTCATTATCCGAACAGTCCTAGTTTGCCCATGATACCTGCGCCACCTGCTGCTCCTGTTAAAAAGTTAGTCATAGGACTAGCTGGTGCTGCTGGAGGTGCATAACCTACAGTTTGCGAAGCAAAGGCTCCTGGTTGTATTTGTGCTAGTTGTTGTCCAACTAAACCTAATCTTGTAAACTCTTCAAACTCTTTTTCTCTATTTGCAATTTGTGTTGCATCTAGTTGAGCTTGTTCAAAACCTTGTTGTGCTGAACCTAATTGTTGTTGATAAGTACCTAAACCTTGTTGTGCTGCAAGGTCTGCTCCTCTAGCAGCTCTTGCTTCTTGAAATCCTTGATTTAATAATTGTGCTTGTAACTGTGCTCTGTTCATTTGATTGTTTCTCATAGCTTCAGCTTGCATAACACCTTCTCTACCACCACCATAAGCACCTCTAGATATAGCAGAATCTCTTAAACCTTGTTGTTGTACTGCAGCATTTCTATCAAACTCTGCAAGTGATGCGTCTATCACTTGTTGTTGATAAGGTGACATGTAAGAAGCAATAGAACCAGCTTGATCAGCGGCCCCCGCGCCTGTACCAGTTAATGCACCTAAACCAGCCGCGGCTGTTTCTGCACCTGTTTGTAAAGTATTTCTTGCTGCAACTTGTGGAGCATAACTTGCTGTGTTAATTGCTTGTCCACCAAGTGGATCTAATTTTTTAAGAAAGGCTGTAAGCGATCCTTCGAGTGTAGGGTTTACGAGTTGCCTTGTTTCTGTTACTGCCATTATGCTCTAGCCTCTAGGTTGTTCATTAATTCATACATACGTTTTGCTCCTTTATTAACGTTTCCTCCACCTGCTGCTCGTACTGCATCTGCAGTCATTACAAATTCATTCTTACTTACTCTTGCTGGGACATCATCAGCTCTTTCTTTTGATCCCATAGGAATAAATCCACCACCTCTATAATCCATTTCTATACCATCTGGTAGCACACTTCCACCCATATTATATTCCATAATACCACCATCTGCTGCTTTTTGTACACGTTGAGGTTTGACTATCATAGCAATTAATTCGTCAATTGTCTCGTTTCCTCTTAACTTTTTACCAATAAATAATTCTGCTTTTTCGTAATCAATTCCACCACCTGGTTTTCTAATTCTACTAATTAATTCTGCTGCTTGTAAACCTGCTGGCATTTCAGCTAAATTTTTGTACATACCATAACCGCCAGAACCCATTGTATCTCTAGTTCTAATAGCTGGATCTATAATACTTTTATCTACTGTTTGTAAAAAGTCTGCTGTAATAGGACCATCTCTAAATACTTCTTTTTGTTTAGCAAGATCTACAACTTCATCACCCATACCAACTAAAGATTTTATACCTCTACCAAAACCACCTGAAACAAAAGGTTTTCTACCCATCATACCACCATTAGCTGCAAACTCTTCTGTCATTTCTTCTGTCATAGAAGATATCTGACTTCCTTTACCATATTTTTGTCTGTAGTAATCCATTAATTCATCATAGTCATTTGGTTTTCTACCTTTAAGTTCCATAAATTCTTGCATTAATTCTTCGATTGGTATTTGCATATCTTGTGCTGTTTCTAAGTTTGATGTTAATTCTTTATCTGCAACTTTTTGTACAGCTGCTGGTATACCACCAAATTCTAAACCTACTCTACCACCATTTCTTAAACCTAATTCAGCTAAAGTTTCGTCAATTAATTCTTCGGGATGATTGTAAGCTCTCATCGCTGCAAGGATAGCTTCTCTTCTACCTGCATCTGTTCCTAATGCACCTTGTTCTTCGTTATATGCTGCTAATGCTTTTTCATATTCTTTCATTGCTGCGTTTGCTTCAAACTTCATAGCTTCTCCTGTAGCTTGTGTAACAGGCACTGCTAAAGCATTTAATGCATTTTTCATTGTTAACTCTGTGCCACCAGGAGCTAATATATCAGCTGCTCCTCCACTACCTTTAGCTGCTGATAAGAAATCAGCTCCTTTAGCTAAACTTGTTAAACCAAAATCTCCTGCTTTTTGTAAAAAATTTCTGTTAGACATAAGTCTATCTAATCCCATAGGATTTGTAGTTCCTGCTCTTCCTGTAGTTGTTAAACTTCTTAAACCTTCTCCTGCTCCTGGAGCAGTAAGCGCACCTGTACCTGAAGCCATTGCTAAAGATAATAAATCTACATCTCCCTCATTGCCTTCTTGTGCTAATTGAGATGCTAAATTTGCACCTCCTGAAAGTAAAGCTCTACTAACAATAGGATTTAAACTTCCCAAACCAAAACTAGCTGGTGCTAAAAAAGGTACAGCAGCTGCAGCGTAAGGTAAGAAAGGTTTTATCTCATTAGGTACGACTTTATCTAATACCTTTGAGACAGGTTTAGTTACTTTTCTGATTATCTTTTTAAAAAATCCCATATTTATCTATATTTTATTGTTGAAAAGCAAGTTCGCAAGACTTGTATATAGGCGATTGTACCACAATTTACTAGAGTTTTTACGTCTAGTCAACCAACTTACATTTGACTAGACCCACCAAGAGGAGGCATTTCTGCTATCTTTATTTCAACATCTCTCTTAATATGGTCTTTAGTAGTGCTTGTATGTGGGCTGTTAATATCGTCTTCTGCTTCTTTTTCTGAAAGATACTCTCTCCCAGTTTCTTTATGAGTAATAGTCATTATTACTTCAGGTGTAATAACTGGTATAGTTTTACCATCTATTTGTTTTTCATATATTTTTTCTGATTTTTGTTTTACAAATGGCATTATAAATCCTCCCTGTTTATTTCTAATATAGAAACTACAGCAAATAATCTATCTGCAGTAGTCGCTGTCATTCTTAATATTTCACCTTCCATCATAATTAATGGTTCTGTTATCAATTGTAATGATTGATTGGCTGTTATTGATTGTGCTTTAAATAAATTAAATACTGCACTTCCTGCTGATGTTGGTGTAACTAAATCAACTTGAATAGTATCTCCACTACCTGAATCATCTGTTACTAAAATAGATTTTATAATAGCTCTAGAGTTTTCTGGAACTGTATATACAGAAACATTACCTGTACCGGTAAAATCGTGTTTTGCATTTTTATAAATATTAGCCATTTAATTTATAAACCAAGTAAACCTTTCTTGGTCTTCTTTTAATTGTGTTAGGTATGTAGCATTTAATTGTTCTACAATCAAACTGATAGATCTGTTAATTTGTCTTTGATTATCTTCACTATATTCTTTTCTAGGTTCAGGTAATCTTACTACTATTTTTGTCATTATCCTCTCCTTCCATCTGGTTGTAAATCTACTTGAAATGTACCAAATCTCCAAGATTCACCGGCTGCTGTATTAGCTAGTTTTAAATTTGCATATCTGCCTCTAGCACGTGTATCAACTTTTGTAGTAGTTGATGTAATAGTAAAAGGACTTAACGCAGTTTTTTCATCATCATCAGCAGGAAAATCTTTAACTGAAATAGTAACTTGATTATTACCTGTTAACACTTTGAAGTTAGGTAAAAATCTACGCATAGCTAAAAAAACTTCACTTTGATTTGCTTGTAATGAAAAACTAAATGATTGAATAAAAGATTCTAAAGCAGTTGTACTTCCATCAGGATTAACTTGATCTGTGCCTGTTTCCTGTGCAAAATAAGTTGTACTACCTAAACCTGACTGACCTACTACAACAGGAAAAGTACCTGTACCTGTGTTGTCATAAGCAGTAGCATAAGGTTGAGGATAAATAAGTGTATCCATCCAAGTTGTTCTATTAAAATTTGTATTAGTATTTGTAGCCCATGTGCCTAATGGTGGTTGTTTAGCTTCACCATAATTATAACTAACAGATCTATTATTAAATTCAGATCCTGAAGAAGGATACCACCAAATAACTTCTGTAAATAAATTGTTTAATCCTGCACATACTTGTTGACCTTTAGTTGTATCAACATCATCAAATACATAATCTTCAACAGAACAAGGTAGTGAGTTAACTGTACCATCAAATGCAAAGAAACCATTGTTAGACATCCAGTAAGCAACACCATCAATTTCAACTGCTGCATTTTTACCAATTAATCCACAGTTAGTACCAACTTGTTCAAAGCCAAATGTAAATGGAGCTCCAACAAATTTCATTGTGTACAATGCATTGTTAGTCCAAATCAAAATATTTTCTTTAGCAATCAACGCTCCAACAATTTTAGTTCCGTCTTGCAGTCTTTGTGTGCCTGCAGAATTAGTAGCAAGAGGAGTAAATTGGTTTAATTGTTCTCCAGTAGAAAATCTAATAAACATATCATCTTGAGTATCAGGATCACCAATAGTTGTTTCAGTTCCCATATGAATTAAGTGTCTTGTTGTCGGAGATACTAATGTTAATCTTGATGCTGTAGGATTTCCTACGGCTTCACCATTATCACCTCCTAAAGTATTTGTTGAATCTAATGTACCAAGTGCAGTGTAGTATTCAGAATTTTGTATAGTGCTTGACCCTGGAGATAAAGTTTTTCTAGATGCTCTTACACTTAATCTAGAAGATGCAGATGCATCCCATGCATAAGTTTTACCATTTGCAATAGTTGCAATTAATACATCACCCCAGTTTGTTAAAGACCAAAGACCAGGTTCTAATTGTACTGTAGAAGCATTTACTGCTGAACCCCAACCATTAAAGTTAGTAGCATTGGTAACTGTTTCACCATCACTATGTGCTTGACCATTAGAAGTTCCAGTTGTTGCTGTTCCTAATGCACCTCTAGTTATACCGGTAAGTTCATTACCAGCTACACCTGTATAAGTTATTAATTCATTTTCTATAGCTATTGTACCAGCTGTTGGAAATCCTGTTGTAGACGTTAATCTAATTTGTGTAGCAGAACCATTGTTACCTTGAGTATCCGCGGCCAGCGCTCCATCTAAATCGTTTGTTACAACACCTGTTACAGTTCCACCATATAATCCCGCACCATATCCATAACCATAGGATTGTGCACTTGGACCAATATTTGCAAAAGGTTTAACTGTACAAGAACTTCCAGAAGTTAAATCTGAACCTCCTCCACCTGTCTCAGCACTTGGAGAAGTAATTGTAAATGTTGTTGATGAAGGTACTGTTATAACTTGACAAATTTTATCTTCAAAGTTTGATGCTGAAATACTAGAACTTGTAGGCATCGTTACTGCATCTAATTCAACCATATCACCATCTATTAATCCATGGGCACTTGTTGTTGTAATTGTAATTGCTGTTCCTCTAGTTGTACTAGTAGTAAGAGTAGAACCAGTAAAAGTAGTTAATACTCCGGCATTATTATCTACAAAAGGAGTAATATCAAAAAGTTGTCCTTCAAAATATATAAGTAAAAATTTATCTGTACCAATAGCTACATATCTATTTCCTTCTTTATCTACAAAAGAATGTTGTGCTCTTGCTACGCCTTGCATTGTATCTGTAAGTAAAGAAGACCAACCACCTATTTTTTCTGGTAGTCCGTATCTAAATCTAGCTAAGTCTGAATCAACCCAACGACCTGCTGCTCCAACACTAGTGTCTTGTTTGTCTATTCCGGGAGCAAACTTTATTTCAGTGAGCATCTAGTTGCTCCTATGA